CAAAATAATTGTATATTTTGTTTGCTCTTTTCTTTGATAAATTCAAATATCTTTCCTAATGTTTCTTCTTTCATTTTAATATATTTTGCCTATATAACCATCTGGTTTTACCATGTTTAATATTTTCTCATCTGGCATTCTTCCTAATGGTGTCCCAGCAAGCCATATACCCCCACGAACTTTTAAATCTTTTGGTAGTGATTTTAAATTTTCACAATCTTGTAACTGCAAATCACCACCAACTCTTAAACCTTTTGGTAATTTTTTTATTGGTGTGGCATTTAACAATAAATTACGTTTAACATATAACCCTGCTGGCAATTGTTCTATGTCTTCCCCTTGTAAATCCAAATCACCTTTGACATATAATTGTTCTTTAGTAAATGGGATTTTATTCATCATTTTCCATTTTATGGAGAACTTTTTTTCACTTCCTTCAAGGAAATTAAATATGTTTTTTAATGTGTTTGCTTCCATTTTCTACCTATTTGACCTTTTATAAAACCAGGTTTAACCATTTTTCTCAAATAATCATCTGAAAGTTTTGCTAATGGTGTTCCAGCAATTTCCAAACGACCCCCAACTTCCAATCCTTCTGGTAATGATTTTATCTTATTATTTATTAAAACTAAATCCCCACCAACTTTTAATCCTTTTGGTAGTGAGGTTATGTTTGTATATGATAAATTCAAGACACTACTTATTGTTAAACTTGAATTAAGTATTAATTTGTTGATAGTTACAATCCCTTCAGTTATTACACCTTTTGGTATTTCGTCTATATTAAATATATGACTATTTATTGCATAGATAACACCACCAACTTCCAATCCTTTTGGTAGTATTCCTATACTTGTATAAGATATAACCAGAGAACCACCAACTTTTAATCTTTTTGGTAATTTGCTTACACTTGTATCAGAAATACTTAGCCAGCCACCAACTTCTAATCCTTCTGGTAATGATCTTAGCCTTGAACTAGCTAAATTCAAATTACCCCCAACTTTTAGCCCTTTTGGTAATGAGGTTATCTTTGAAAGACCTAACCCCAAATCACCTCTTACATTCAAATCATCTTCTGTAAATGGCTCCTTAATTGCAAATTTGTAAGCAAAAGGCATTCTTATATTTTCTTTTTTCTCAATAAAATCAAATATTCTTTTTAATGTTTCTTTTTCCATTTTATTTTAAATAACTATCAAGTTTATTCATTAACTTTAATATATTATTTGATGGGTCAATTTTCTTTTCTTCTTCCAATTTCTCATCATACTTATGCCTATCTTCCTTATTTGAGAACAAGTATGCCCCAGGCGTTGATGGTGATGAAACCAAATCAAAACAAATCAATTCAAAATCATCTTGAACCTCATTTTTCTCCCCAACTTTTTTAAGTGATCCAACCCCCCTAGAACTAATTCCTAGGCTCACTCCTTGCCTCATTAGATTTGCGGCAACATCACCCTTGGTTGATACAACACCGCTCTGGTGAAAGCCAGGAGAGGTTAATAGCAATAATTTGCCCATTAGTATATTACCATCCCACCAAATTTCTGTTATTAAGTGGGCAACTCTATCTAAGTCAATTAAGGATGATTCGGGGTGATTTAATTCAGATGTAGATAAACCCTTTTCAATAATTTGCTTGTATCTTTCAGCCTCCCTTCTTAATATTTTTTCGGGATATGTTCTACCATTTCTATTTGGTACATCATGTTTTTGCAATACAGCATAAAATTCAAAAGGGTTCTTATAATCTAACTTTTTGTTTTCTTGTATTAAATTAACATTTAATTGGTCTTTTGGATTAATCCAACCAGCATCGGATTCTATTAATATCCCATGACCAATTTCATTTGCTTCTAATATTCTCAGAGTATTCATAATGTTATTTTAATAATAAATATTAAAATATATTAATTTAAACAATTAAATCTCTTTTTGTTAAATAAAAATCAAAATATTTATTCCTATTTAAATTATTCATACAAACTTGTCTGATTATTTTCTTAACTGAATCTTTGGTAGATTGGGCCTTAAAATCAATATTTGGTTTGGTTAATAGTGTGATTTCAAGATTCATAAATGATTTTTTTTCAATCTCGATACCGCTGTATCTAACATCCAAATCTACAATAATATTTTCATAAAAAATATTATTGGTTATATTATCGTAGATAGTATGTTTTATTTCTCTACTTTGTGATAATACAATTCTCTTCCAATTTTCACTATAAATTTTTGGTTCAGCCCAAGCTTGTATAGTGATGTAAATAGATTTCAGTTCTTTGTAATCAATTGTACCATAGAATATTTTTAAATTGTTATAAATTTTTAGTTTTACCTTCTTACCATTTTTCATTTACTTAGTTATTATGTCAAAAGTATAACGAAAAATAATGGTTACGTCAAATAATTGTTTTAATTAAGTGATTCATTTAGTTTATTTAATGTATGATAATTTAAAATATCAAAACTTTCTAATGTGACTTTTTTAATTGTTTTATCTATTTTATTTTTTACTTCTAAATCGCTTTCAGACTCTTTTAATGAATTTAATTTTATTATAGTACTTTCTTTCAAGTCTTTAAATTTATTCTTCAAATCATCTTTATTTTCTGATAATAATGAAATTAATTCTTTTCTCGAAGATTCGTCAAATCGACCCAGATATTCGCTAATTTTTTCATTTGATATTTTAACCATTGTGCTGATTGGTAACTTAATGATTTTTGTATTATCCGAAGGCTTTGTTTGAAGTATTGTTAATATTTTATTTTTAAAATCCAAAGATTCATCAATTGTTCTTGCTGACTCATATACTAATGAATCAATAATTTGATAATTGTTTTCATTTATTTTATTCTTAACTATTGGTATGTTAGTGGTTTTAAGTAAAGATTTTGCCCAATTAATTCCCTCGGTTAAATACTTATTAGCATCTTCTTCATTTAACCCCCTAGGCTTTAATAAATCATCATATATTAAGTATAACTTAGATAAGTTTGGGTCTTTTAAGAAATGCTTTTTAAAGTTTTTTATATTTTCTTTAAAAATACTTTTATCCTTAACAGAATCAATTAAATTATTTTCTACAATTGTTTTAACTTCACCGAATTTCATAATTATTTTTTTATATAAATATTATTAGTTTAATAACTTTTTTAGTTGTTGCTCAATTTCGTTTAAAGAATTTTGGCCTTTTGTTAATTTCATATATTCTGGACCATTAATATAATTGTTTTCAACCAAAATATTCAAATTTCGTATTCTCGATTCTGGGGCTAAACCTGGCGCACCTTCGGTCTCACCCGCTGGTGGGGCTTCAGCTGGTGGTGGGAGAGGAGCTTCACCGCCCATATCTAATCCGCCCATATCGCCACCCATATCGCCACCCATATCACCCCCCATTGGTGGTTCAGTGGTTGTTGCTTGACCAGTTGTTGCGCCAGAAACCTCACCATATAGTTTGTCAATATTATCAAATAAACCAGTTTTCTTTATTACTAATTGCGTTTGTTTCAATTCTTCACCTGCTGCTTTTTCAATTCTTTGTTGCTGTAAATCCAATCTTATCTCTTCATCAGACCAACCAAAAATATGCTTTTTAGCCCATGTGGCTGAAACTGGGGCAATACCACTACCTGGATCTGCAACTGCATCACGATAAAGCATAATCTTTTCTTTCCATATATCAATTTTTAATAAATCTGATTGTGTGGATGGATTAGTTAATCCTAATGTAAAGTTGGATATTTCGTCTTCAAACCCCAATAAGAATAAATGTATTATTGCAATTTTATTCATTTCCGCAATCATACATTTTTGTATTCTATTTATCGTTCTAGCAAATCTAATATCTTGAACAGATAAACCTTTACCATCACCAAACGCTTCTTCAAATCCTAAAAATGTTTTTGGTATTCTTAATGCTGTTACTAATTTTTTCTGAATATACTCAATATCTGCTATTTCAGAAAGATTTGTTGCCCCAGGTAAGGTATCAATTGGACTTCCTTGATTTGGATCCCTTACAGGTACAAAATAGTCTTGGTCAACTGCCATTTGATTAAAACGCATATCAACATTACCAGTTTTGTTATCAACAATTTGTTCCCTTTTAAATTTGTTTGCAACACGTTGTACATACGCCTCAACATCGTTATCATCCATATTACCAACAAAAACCTTAAATACTCTACGTTCTGGTGCTCTTGATGTTCTATATATTAACATAGCATCCTCCGCTAATAAAAGTTGTTTCCAAGTACGTCTTGCTTTTTCCAATAGAGATGTACCATAAGGTAGTTTTCTATCATCCCCCAATATTCTAAAGTGCGCAATTTCCCAAGGTTGGAATTCCATGCTTTTATTTTTCCACTTAAACATTAATGTTTTATTCTTATCTGATAAATCACCGTATGCTGGTGTTTTATCTGAACCACCAGGTTCTAATCTTTCAATTTCAATATTTGGCAATTGATTGCAACCAACAATACCTTTTTCTGGATCCAATTTTAAATAAACAAAATTATCCCCATATTTGCAAGCGTTTCTTGTCCACATAGGTAAGTTTGTGTTGATATCTAAAGCGTTATTAAATAAATCTGTTAATACCGATTTTATTCTTTTTGATTCAGAATATATTTGTAACATAAATCCAT